AAACTAAAAGAGGATGACGACGGTAATAAGATTTCTGATGTAACAGGAATTAGAGCGGCCATTAAAGTAATGAAAACACGATTCAATAAACCTTTTGAATCAGTACAAGTTAAAATTCCATATGAAAAAGGTATGGATCCTTATAGTGGACTTATTGATCTATTTGAGAAAAAAGGTCTTCTTGTAAAAGATGGTAACAGATTGAAGTACATTGACAAAGATGGCAATGAGCATAAACATTATCGTAAACAATGGACCGGAGAGTTAATGGACATGGTTATGAAAGAGTTTGTTGAACTCCCGCCAACTAATATCAATAAAGAAGTTGAGGAAGCGGAAAATGATAACTAATTCAGAAATAGCAATGTTGATTGAGTTCTGGAATAAAATAAGTAATTATATTCCAGCTAAAGATAAAAGTGATGCCGCAGTTTCATTTGTAGCTATGCTTGATGATTTTGGTATTGATGAGCAAAGTATTAATGAATTAAAAGAAAATGATGAGTATCTTGATTCAGCATTTACTGAATACTATCAAGAAGAAGATGATGAAGAAGATAATTCTTGGTATAACGATGATAATGAGGGTTGGTAATGATAAAGTGGTACAGAGTTGTATCTGCAGATTTATCAAAGCTACCTGATTGTATTGATTTCTATGAACAGCAGTTAGAAGAAGCAAGAATTGAATGCGGAATGAAAGGCAACATTGAACTCAATTCTTCTAGAATACCTGGAATAGTAGAACATCGATTTAATCAATTACAAGAAATAGAATCAATATTAGAGTTTCTTAACATACAATTACGTAAAACACGAAGTATCAAATATAAGCAATATCTTGAAAATTATCAAAGAGCCTTAACTAGTAGAGATGTTGAAAAATATATTGACGGGGAAGATGAAGTAGTTAGTATGAACCATCTAGTAAACGAGTTTGCTTTATTAAGAAACAAATATCTTGGATTAATGAAAGCACTTGATAGTAAGCAATTCCAAATTAATAATATAGTAAAACTTAGAGTAGCTGGCCTAGATGATGCAGAATTATTTGCGAAAGGTTAGAATATTTGCTATACTATGAGTACAAAAAAATGGATATTTTTAATAGTAATATTTTTAATTGTAATAGTATTTCCTAGTTTTAATTATGATGTGAATGATGAAGATGTGGCAGTAGCAAAAGATAAAGAAATTAAACAAGAAAATATTTCTATTGTTTTTGGTAAAGTTGATAATAATGAAGATTTTGTTAAATTTATATCTTTTTGTATTGATAAAATTCCAGAATCACACAACTTAGAAACTTATATCCCATTAGATTTAGTAATAGCACAGGCAATTCATGAATCAGCATGGGGAAATTCAAGATTTGCTAAAGAAGGTAATAATTTATTTGGAATTAGAACTTGGGATAATAAAAGAAAACAATTAAAACCTTTAGAAGTTCCTAATGCTGTTTGGGGAATTATTGTTTTTGACAAGCAATGCGATTCTGTAGAATACTATTATAAATTAATTAATAACCATAATGCATATATAAATTTTAGAGAAACTAGAAGAATTATGATAGAAAATAGTCAAAAATTAGATGGTCTAGTATTAGCAACTTTTCTATCAATGTTTAGCGAGTTAGGTCATGAATATACTGATAGACTAAAAGAAACAATAATTGAATTAAGAAAAGATTATCCATGGCTACAGCAATATTAAAAATTAAAGACGAAGTCAATGTTAAATTTGAAGGACTAGATGTTTCTACTAGACGTAAAATTTCTGACAAGTTGAAATTTTTTGTACCATATGCATATCATCTTCCTGCATATAAACTAGGAAGATGGGACGGCCATGTAAGATTTTGTGATATAGGCGGACGCACTTATTTAAATTTATTAGATCAGATATTGCCAATTATTGAAAGCAACGGATACAATATTCAAATTGAAGACGATAGACAAGACTTTGATTTTAATTTTGAACAGGTCACTGAAGATTATTTTTCTCATATAGTTTGGCCAAAAGGACATACACATGAAGGACAACCTATTAAATTAAGAGATTATCAAGTGCAAGTTATTAATGACTTTATTGCTAACCCGCAAAGTTTACAAGAAATTGCAACAGGTGCCGGAAAAACAATTATTACTGCCGCACTATCTAAAATGTGCGAACAGTTTGGTAGAACAATAGTCATTGTGCCTAATAAAAGTTTAGTAACACAAACAGAAGAAGATTATAAAAATGTTGGATTAGATGTTGGTGTATACTTTGGAGAAAGAAAAGAATTAGGTCATACACACACTATTTGTACATGGCAAAGTCTTAATATTTTAAACAAAAATAGTAAAAAAGATGAAGCAGAGTTTCCAATTGATGAATTTATTGATAATGTAAACTGTGTGATTGTTGATGAAGTACATATGGCAAAAGCAGATGTACTAAAATCTTTATTAACTGGTCCTTTTTCAAATATACCAATTCGCTGGGGGTTGACAGGTACAGTACCAAAAGAAGAATATGAAAAAATAAGTTTAATCTGTTCTTTAGGAACAGTAATTAATCAACTTTCTGCAAGTGAATTACAAAATAAAGGCGTATTAGCAAATTGTCATGTTAATATAATACAAACACAAGATTTAAATTCTTTTAGAACTTATCAAGAAGAAGTGTCGCACTTAACAACTAATTTAGAAAGACTCAAATTTTTAAGTAATCTAATTAACGAAGTCAGATCAGGAGGTAACACATTGATTTTAATTGATCGTATTAAGTCAGGAGAACTATTGCAAGAACTTATTCCAGACTCGGTGTTTATACAAGGTAAAACAAAAACAGAAGATAGAGAAGAAGAATATGGTGAAATTGCTACAGAACAACACAAAGTTTTAATTGCAACGTATGGTATTGCGGCTGTGGGTATCAATATACCCAGAATATTTAATTTGGTGCTTGTAGAACCCGGAAAAAGCTTCGTAAGGGTAATACAAAGCATTGGTAGAGGTATACGTAAAGCTCAAGATAAAGATCATGTACAAATTTGGGATATAACTTCGGCTTGTAAATTTTCAAAAAGACACTTAACGGCAAGAAAAAAGTTTTACAAAGAAGCAAATTATCCGTATACTATAAACAAGGTAAACATATGAAAATTTTAACAACATATAATCAAAGTTATAATTTAAACAAAGTACCAGAACTTGTAGATGATTTACAATACTGTGTGCTTGATACTACAAATAAAAAGAATATGGATTTCTTTTTTATTCCTTTAATTTTTTTAGAGTCGTTTAATGCACCAAGCATGATTCTTGAAATTGGAGAACATTCAGTTCAAATGCCAATTGATTGGAGTATTATGATTATTGAAAAAGAGTTAGGTATTTGCGAAATGGTTCCGTTAACAAGTTTAAATGATAGAGGTTTTGAAGTTTTTACGTCTAACCCATTGTCAGAATATATGATTAGATCAGCTGAACCTAAAGTTGTAAATGTATTTCAAGATGTAAAATGGTATATGCCAAAATTAAAACATGGACATATTCTTGCAGTTCCTTTACATGATAAGCCAGAACCACCGTGTGTGTATTTTGCAAAAGATATAAATCAAATACCAGATGAACTTTTAGTTGGAGATTTCTTTTAATGTCAAAGTTAAATCTTAATACAATGTTATACAATATTGATATTGGAAACATGGAATGGTATGAAAGTTTGTCTGACGAGGAGAAAAAATCTTTTTCTCCTTATGTTTCTATGAGATTTGCATCAAGTGTAAAAGGAATAAAAAGTCTTCAATTAGAATATATTGAAAATGTTAATGAATTTTGCAATAAAGATTTTTCACTATTACAAAAACATGATGGTGATAGTAAATTATTTTGGAAATTATTAGCACTATGCGGTGTTGGAAAAAAAATGTTTCATCCATGGATAAAAGCACCCAAAGGCAAAGGCAAAAAAACAAAATTAATGGAGTTTTTAGATGATATATACCCAACTCTTAAAAATGACGAAAAAGAATTATTAAAAAAAGCATATGGCAACAAAACCAGTGCAATTACAAAAGCTATTGCAGTTATTCCTCCATTAAAAAAATTAAAAATTGAAAAAGGAACTGCATTTTACAGATCATCAGAAGATTTAATTACTATAGAAAAAGCAGATATGGTTGATGATATAATGGAA